GTCCCTCGTCGCAGTCCGGATCACCGGGACGACAGCCACCGGCATTGTCGGTTTGTACTAGAGCATCCTCCCAGCAACAGCAAAATATAATGGAGCATGACCAATGACCAAAGGAATTCGCACATCCATCTTCGGCCGTCGCCTCGGTCTTTCCCCAGATGGCAGCCTTGTCATCCTGGACGGCAGTATTTCGCCTGATTCCGGTACAGCAACAGCCACGGCAGGCGCCGCCACTCTGGCGAAGGTCTCCGGCAAGATCACATCTGAAGCCCTTACAACGGCTGCTGGCGTCACCTATACGCTGACCCTGACCAATACCGAGATCGAAGCGACAGACCAGGTATACGTCAGCGTTGCCAAGGGCACGGCCACGACCGGCACTCTCACGGTAGCCGATGTCAAGCCGGCGGCCGGTTCCGTCGTCATCATCATTCAGAACATTCACGCATCTGCCGCGGTAAACGGCACGATCGTGATTTCGTTCTTCACGGTCAAGGTCTGATCCCAATGAAAGCCATTGCCGTTCTATCTCTCCTGCTTCTCGCATCATGCCAGTCAGCAGAGGATCGGCAATGGCGGGATCTTCAGACCATTCTAACGATCACGCAGCCATCTGGTTAGGTTATCATCATCGGTATGGCTTCATACGGTGCAAGATAGCCCGACAAGCAAGGCTGGTGCGAAGATCTGCCCCATTCTTTTTCATTGCCACAATGGAAATTACCCCAAGACGTCGAGCGCACTCTTCCTCACTGGCATAAAACGGGGGCTTGGCCATCTCTGATAGCCAATTGAGAAATGACTGAGGGCTCATCCAATCTTCATCCTGATCAGAAATGTGAAATTCTGGATCTAGTCCGGAATCTGACATGGCCGTCATGATGATTTCTAATTTGCAACGGAACCATTCGCCGGAGAGCCGGTATTGCGAAAGTGCAGAGTGCAATATTCGTTCATGCTCCTTGGCTGTTTTGGTTCCGGCGGTTACGACGGCGCGCAATGGATGTGGACAGGCAGTCTGCAACGTCTTGATGCGGGCGTTTAAATCTCCAGTTATGCCGACCTTGTACGGCCCCTCATTCGTTCCGATCACATAAACGCAATCCATATCTCATCTCCTTGTTCATAAAGGAAAATGGCACAAGGGGCGTTTCGTTAGAATCCAAGTGGCTTGGATGGTTGTGGAATAATCTTCCTAAAACCGGCCACCCTTCGAAACTTCACCGCTTGGAGGCAACAAGCAGATGTCATCGCAAGACGATTGGGAAAGCGAACTAACGGCCAAGCAAAGGGCTTTCGTTCGCGAATACCTGATTGACCTCAACGCAACGCAGGCCGCAATCCGAGCCGGTTACAGCGAAAAGACGGCTACGGTCATCGGCGCAGAGAACCTAACGAAACCTAATATCGCTTCCGCGATCGAATCCGCGATGAAAAACCGGGCCGATCGCACCGATATTACCGCCGATCGCATCCTGAAAGAGCTTGCCAAGATCGGGTTTTCTGACATCCGCAAGGCCATCAAATGGCAGGGCACGCTTGTTACAGAGGAAGACAATCCGGACGGCGGCGATACGCTGGTTATCAAGAACGTGGTGACCAACAACGTCACGCTTATCTCAAGCGATGAGATCGACGACGAGACGGCGGCAGCCATTTCGGAGATCAGCCAGAACACAAGCGGCGGCATCAAGCTTAAGTTTCACGACAAGCGCGCGGCTCTGGTCGACATGGGCAAGCATCTTGGCATGTTCACCGATAAGATCGAACACACAGGCAAGGATGGCGGCCCCGTCCAGGTTGTCATCCAGTCGAAAGACGCTGACCTCCTTTGACAATCCGCCTGACGCCGAAGCAGGAACGGGCGAATGAACTCCTCGGATCGAGCGCAGCCCATTGCATGCTCTATGGCGGGTCGAGATCGGGCAAGACATTCGTTCTGACAAGGGCGCTGATCACAAGGGCGCTGGCTTACAAGAGCCGCCATGCGATGCTTCGCTACCGGTTCAACCACATCAAGGCCTCGATCGTCTACGACACGTTGCCCAAGGTGATGGATCTTTGTTTTCCCGGCGTTGCTGACCATTGCAAGCTGGATAAAACGGACTGGTTCTATTCGCTGCCCAACGGCTCGGAGATCTGGTTCGGTGGCCTCGACGACAAGGAACGGACGGAAAAGATCCTCGGGCAGGAATATGCCACGGTCTATTTGAACGAATGCTCGCAGATTCCTTGGGCATCCCGCAACATGGCGATGACACGCCTGGCGCAGAATACGCCGCTTCGCCTCAAGGCCTACTACGACTGCAACCCGCCTGGCATGGCTCACTGGACATATAAACTGTTCATGGAGCGCCGCGACCCGGACAGAAGGACACCGGTCAACAATCCGGAGAACTACGGTTCCCTGATCATGAACCCCAAGGATAACGAGGCCAATCTTCCGGCCTCCTACCTTGAGGAACTGGGCAATATGTCCGAGTCGATGCGCCGGCGCTTCCTGCTCGGCCAGTTCGCGGACATGTCTGAAAGCTCGCTCTGGACGTTGGAGCTACTGGACCAGCAGCGCATTGTTGACGGCAAGATACCCGACATGGTGCGTATCGTCGTCGCTGTCGACCCTTCCGGCGCTGCTGGCGAGGAAGACATCCGTTCAGACGAGATCGGCATGGTTGTCGTCGGGCTCGGCAAGAACGGGCGTGGTTACATCCTTGAGGATCTGTCAGGGCGCATGGCTCCGGCACAATGGGGAATGGCTGCCGTCTCTGCCTTCGATCGTTGGGAAGCTGATTGCATCGTTGCAGAAGAGAACTTCGGCGGCGCCATGGTGCAGGAAGTCATCCGCAGCGCCTCGACGAACCCGGAGCGCAAGACCGGCGGCACGGTTCCGTACAGGGCAGTGAAAGCCAGCCGCGGCAAGATCGCCAGAGCTGAACCGATCGCCGCATTGTTTGAGCAGCAGAAAGTGTCACTGGTCGGGTACTTCCCTGAAATGGAAGACCAGTTCTGCGCCATGACAACGGCCGGATACATTGGCAGTCGCTCGCCAGACAGGGCAGACGCGGCGATCTGGGGCTTGGCTTCATTGTTCCCGGCCATGACGAAGCAGAGTGTGGCGAACGGCAACCGGGCGCCCGTCGTGAATTTGGGCCATGCCAAGCTTAAAGGGCGGAGATAGCCCATGCAAAAGCACATCTCCGCAGAAGTTCGCATGCCTGAAGCCGACAAGGACAAGGCAGAGATCTCGGCAACCAAGATGATCGACGCCATCATTGCCAAAGAGACAGCAGAAATCACCAGCCGTTCCGACATGACCCACGCTTACGAAGGCGAGTGGCATCGGTTCCGGGTTGATATCGAAATTAAGGAGACCGCATAGTGGGAAATCTCTTCGGTTCCAAGCCAAAACCAACTCCTGTCACGCGCATGCCAGACACCGAAGATCCTGCGGTGAAGGAAGCACAGCGCCGTGCAGCATCCGAGTTGCAGACGCGCTCCGGCCGTTCCTCGACGGTGCTCACCAATCGTCAGCAGCGTGCGGCGACAGGCGGTGCGCCGGGTACGCAGGCGTACGGAAATTCACTGCTTGGACAAGCTAACTGATGGAAGACGCCAAGGCGAAAGAGCTTTGCCGCATCGGCGCCGCGCTCTTCAGCAAGAAGCAGCCATGGGATAGCCTCAACCAGGACATAGCCGAGAATTTCTTTCCGCTCCGTTCCGACTTCACGCGGACGCTGCAGCTCGGAGACGATTTCTCAAACAACCTGATGGAAAGCTATCCGGTTCAGGCGCGCGAAACCTTGGGCAATGCTCCCGGCTCCATGCTGCGTCAAGGCAACTGGTTTTCCGTCAAGACCGGCATCGACGAGATCGACGAGCAGCCGAACGTTGCAAGATTCCTTGAGAGCGCGACAAAGCTTTACCGCCGGCAAGTCTATGATCGCCGCGCCAATTTCGTCGCTGCGACGACGGAAGCCGACCATGATTGGGTGACCTTCGGCAATCCAGTGCTGTCCGTTGGCGAAAGCCCGACCCGCGATCACATGCTATTCAATGCATGGCATCCGAAAGACTGCGCATGGATGCTGAACGAAGTCGGCAAGGTCGACCATCTCCAGCGCAAGATGAAGATGACGGCCCGCAATCTCTGCCGGAAATACAAGGACAAGGTTCACCGGGATATCAAGTCGGCCTGCGATAAGGACCCGTCGACCGAATTCAACATCCGCCACATCGTCATGCCGATGGACGATCTCTACGGCGATGACAAGCAGATGCGCCGCAAGTACGCCAAGAGCCCGTATCTCTCGCTCTACGTCGATATCGATCATGAGATGATCCTCGGTGAGGGCGGTCTTCCGGTCTTCAATTATGTGGTGCCGCGCTGGCGCACGCTGTCGAACATCCCACAAGGCTTCTCGCCGGCCACCATCAATTCGCTGCCAGATGGCAGGATGATCCAGTCCATGGCCCGCATCATCCTCGAGCAGGGTGAAAAGGCTGTCGATCCCGAGATGTTCGCCAAGGGCGATATCTTCCGCGATGCGATCAACCGTTATGCCGGCGGCATGACATACGTCGATCTGGAGGCAGACCAGAAGCTTCAGGACGCGATCCAGACCATATCTCCCGGTAATGTCTCGCTCGGTATGGAAATGAAGCAGGACGTTCGCCAGATGATCGCTGAGGCGTTCCTGTTGAACAAGCTGTTCCTGCCGGACACTCGAGAAATGACGGCTTACGAAACCAGCGAACGAGTTGCTGAGTTCCGCCGCGCTGCTCTTCCATTCTTCGGCCCGATCGAGAGCGAATATCATCTTCCCTTGCTGGACGTTGGTTTCCAGCTTGCCATCCATAACAAGCAACTCGACTTCGGCGAAATGCCTGATGAGCTTGACGGGGCGGAAACCACGTTCACGTTCGAAAGCCCGTTGAACACGGCAGAAGGTCGCGCGCTCGTCGCATCATTCCAGGAGACAGTTCAGATCCTCGCCGGCGCTGCCAACTTCGATAAAGCCATTCCGGCAGGCTACGACTTCAAGAAGATGACGCAGGATGCCGTCAGAGGCACAGGCGCACCGTCAGATTGGAAGCTGGACGAAGAGGCGGCCACAAGCGCCGAAGATCAGCAGAAGAGCGTTGACGGCCTCACACAGGCAGCCGCAGCCCTTCGCGAGGGCGCTGGCGTTGCGACAGATGTTGCCGGGGCAAGCGTTGCCCTTCGGCAGGCAGGCATAGCTTAACCACCACATAGAGAGGCAATCTATGTCAAACGAAGTCGGTCGCTGCAGAACATGCAAGCATTTCGAATTCCCGCACCGGGAGGGGCCCGCAAACTTCGGGCGCTGCAATCGCTGGCATGTTGGATACCAAGTTAATGAATCTGACGTGGCAGTAAATGAAGCCTGGGTCGAGGATGACGAAGATTGGGCCATGAGATTAGGCCCGGAATTTGGCTGTGTCCTCCATGAGGAGGCAGTTTGATGTCCATTTCCAAAGTCAAGATCAATGAATCTGCCGAAAGGCTGATGACGGCGATCCAGCAGACCGTGATGCAGCACACAACTCAGTCGCCCATGACGCTTGAAGCCATCATCGGCTGCCTTGCGTTCACGACCGGCGCGGCGATCGGGCAGGGCAAGAGCCGCGGTGAACGTCACCAGTTGCGCAATATGGCGGATTCGAACGTCGATTTAGGCATTCAGGCCACGTCAGGCAGCCAAGCGTCGAGCATCATCCTTCCGGAACATGCAGTATGATGAACATCATAATTTTGCTGAATGCGGCTCTTAACGTTCCATTTTACTCCGCAAAGAAGCAAGGGGCGACACTGGGACGCGAGAAAATGAGAATCCTCATTTGGGGCAATGGGTTCGAGACGATCCGCGATGTTCCAAACTACTTCGATGACAAGGAAATTGGCGAAATCGTTCTAAACGAATTCGGCGAGAAAGCATTCGCTAACGCTTGGGGCTGGACGCATACCGATAGGCCAGTTGGCAACAGTACTTGGGATCCGGATGTCTCAATGATGCGAGACATCGACGAGGATGCCAACTGATGGAAGCGCACGCGCCTGCGGAATATGACGTGGCCGTTGTCATGGCCATCCGGGCTTTGCTCACCGGCACGGCCAACGATGGCCAGCAGAAGCTCGCCATGGACTGGATCATCACCAAGGCCGCCAATCTCTACGACATGAGCTATCGCCACGACAAGGACGGCGGCGCTCGGGCAACTGAGTTTCATGAAGGGAGACGGTTTGTCGGCAACCAGATCCTCAAGATGACGCACCAGGCAACGCTTGATGCGGCTCGCAAACGTGAGGCAGCGGGTACGCCGACCCCGCAAAACGAGGCAAACCCATGAGCGTAGCACTTGAACTTCCGAACGACCCGCCAGCAATTGACCCTCCTGCGAATGATCCCCAGGTAACTCCGGCCGTTGTTGATCCGCCGGTAGCGGTTGATCCGGCCGTAACGCCTCCCGCTGATCCTGTTGACCCGCCTGCTGACAAGCCCGCAGCGCTGCCCGATAACTGGCGCGAGCTGATTGCCGGCGACAACAAGGACAAGCTTACGCTTCTCAAGCGTTACGGCTCCATGGATGGCGTTGTCAAAGCCCTTCAGGAGAAGGAAGCTTTCATCCGCTCCGGCAAGATCAAGCGCGACATGCCTGATCCCAAGGACGAAAAGGCCATGGGCGAGTGGCGCAAGGAACAGGGCATCCCGGATGACCCGACCGGCTACGTCATCCCGGAACCGATCGTCAAGCGCCTCGTCGACGAGGATAAGCCTATCCTTTCGAGCTTTACCGAGTTCGCCCACGGCAAGAACGCACCTCCGGCCTTCGTCGAGATGGCGGCAGAATGGTACGTCAACATGTCCGAAAGCGCTGCGGAAATGCAGTCTCAGAAGGACGACAGCGCCAGGGAAGAGGCAGAAGACGCCCTTCGCAGCGATTGGGCGCGCGACGAATACAAGCCGAACCTGACCCTGGCAAAGCGCTATTGGGATTCGTTCGGGATTGAGGGCTTGGCTGAAGCTCGTCTTGCCGATGGTCGCAAGCTCGGCAACATCGCGGAGTTCATCAAGCAGTCCTCGGACAAGGGCCGCGAGACATTCGGCGACGTGGTGTTCTCCTCCGGCGATGCCGAGACCCGCCACAACAACCGCAAGGCTGAGATCGACAAGATCCGCACGACGGACTTCGATCGCTACGAATCCGAAGGTCTGGACAAGGAATACCGGACCATCATCGAAACCGAACTAAAGCGCGGCAAGCGCTGAAAACCCATCCTCTGACATCCCGTCAGTGATAGCCCGCTTCGTGCGGGTATCTTTATGCCTTCATTCTGGCCACCCCGGCAACGGCCCCAGACTGCGGTGCACCCCGACTACCGCCAAAGCGTGACAGCCCCGATCAGATAGCGGCCACCCCGGCAACGGCCCCGCATATCCTTCGGCCACCCTAGAACTGCTCCGGCTCCAATCTCCCCTTCACCCATTGAAAAGGAAGAGATCATGAGCATTGAAGCTGCAGTGATCCAATACAAGAAGGACTTCGTTCCGGCATTCGAGCAGAAGATGAGCCTGCTCAAGATGACCACGACGAAGGAAACAGTCGTCAACGGCAACCAGGCAACGTTCCTCGTTTCTGGCTCCGGCGGCGATACCGCAGTAACGCGCGGCACCAACGGCCAGATTCCTTACGGCAATCCGACCAACAACCAGTCCACGGCGACGCTCGTTGAAAAGCATGCGCCGTATGAGCTGACCGGGTTCAACGTCTTTGCCTCGCAGGGCAATCAGATCCAGGTCATGCGCAATGCCTCGATCGCTGTCATCAATCGTGACATCGACCTGACGCTCTTGGCAGAACTTGCCAACGCAACGCAGGACTTCGGCACTGGCACGGCGTCTCTCCAGACGGTCACCGGCGCACAGGCCATCCTCGGCAACAACGATGTTGATGTCGAAGAAGAAGACAACATGTTCTGCATCATCTCGCCGGCATTTCGTGGCTACCTCATGCAGACCACGGAATTTGCCAACGGCCAGTACGTCGACATGAAGCCTTTCAACGGCCCTGCTCGCAAGATGTTCCGTTGGATGGGCATCAACTGGTTGGTTTCCAGCCGCATCACCGGCCTCGGGACGGCATCCGAGATTTGCTACATGTACCACCGCAATTCCATCGGTTACGCGGTCAACGTGGGCGAAGAAAAGATCGCCGCTGGCTACGACGAAAAGCAGGACACTTCTTGGTCCCGCGCTTCCGTCTATCACGGCGCCAAAATCCTCCAGAACAACGGCATCATCAAGATTACCCATGATGGTTCCGCGTTCGTTGCCACGTAAGGAGATCTGAACATGGCCTACATCGCAGACAATCTTGCAATGACCATCAACCCGACCGGCGGGGCTCTTCCTCGCCTGTTCCTCTACTACAACGCAGATGCCGACAGCAATGCGACCCTCGTCGGCGCCAGCTTCTTCAGCGACGGCGCTTCCAAGGGCATGCGCAAGGGAGACCTTGTGGATGCTGTCGACGTCGGCACGCCGAAACACAAGCGTTACCAGGTTCTGAGCACGAGCGGCGCCGCTGCTACTATCCAGGCTGTTACCGCTATCACCTGATAAGCACACCACGGCTTCGGTCGTGGCGTTGCCTCCGTCACAACCGGAAGAAAGGGGCGGGCCGCTGGTTCGCCCCAATCTCCGGATCTTCCCATTCTCCCCATTTCTGAGGCAAGCAAATGGTTACGAAAACTCTCCATGCTACGAAGCTGCGCAATGCAGCCGAATACGCCCGCGCAAGCTGGCACGTTCAGGTCGAACCCGGCATTGACATCGAGGATGTTCAGGTTCCCGGATTCTGGGCTCACCATTACGAGAAGATCAACGTCAACGATCTCATCGACGTTCTTGGCGAAGGCTTCGACATCCAGCTCCGCGTGATCGGTAAAGGCATCGGCCTTGTCGAAACCAGGCTGTTG